ACTGATTCATATTATAACATACCCACTGATTGTTGGTGAACAGATAAGCATACTCTTCACCATCAGACAAATACTCTTCTAGCATTAGATCATGACGAGGAGGGCAATCTTCGCCACGTTGAGAATAATACAACGCACCTTGTGCGACAGTTTCATTCTTAAAACCAGCATTAGTCCAAGCAGAACTCATATCACCACCATCAATCAGTTCGGTGGCAAGTTCTTTGGTATTATAATGCGTGTTCAGAATACGACCTAACCATTCAGGATAACCATCCCAGTGATGATACACCGAGAGCACAGATTCATCAGTGAGTTGAATACCGATGCGAGCACGAGTTGCCATGGTAGAAAAAGTGAAGGTTTTGTGGAAGGTGCTTAGGCAGAATACCCTTCAGACCTAAGAATAGCACGACGACAATCGTATGCCTGAAACTGGGTTGCAAAGTCAGCAATCTTTACAAAAGGATCACGGCGATACAGTCCCCATCGAGTCGTTCCCATAATAGCACGAACCAGATAGGGATTGTCAATGCCCAACGGATAAGGTTTCATGATACTTTCCAGTTAGGATCATTCTGTTTGTTCATCCAAAAGAAATGCTTTTTGTTCTTGGATCCAACAAACAGTTGTGTGTCTGTTTCCTGTTCTACAATGCAAACAGGATCATTCTCCATCATATTAGCAAGACGGTTCTTTGCCTTGCTGGAGATGGGTGTGACGGTGACGAGTTTGTTCATGGCAGAATACAGAACGTACCACAGTAGCGGCGAACCCATTGAAGTGTAGCATAGTGGGAGCGGGGTTTGCTCATGACCATGCTGGTGTTCTTCTCGGGATTCAGGGCGATGGCGACATACAGATTGTCACACTCACGGTCGGTGATCTGTTGAATCCACATTTGATTCACCTTACCTTCCTTCCAGTTGGTGTGATAATGGAAGATGTCGTTCATCGGGGTTGCTCCCTTGACTACCTTTATAGAATACGCGGAAACGTTCCGCATGTCTACGGACGGTGTGCCAGTTCCTATGCTGGCACACGATGCAGGAGGTCTGCAGGAATCGTTTTTCCTTGCAATTTCATCAGTGCTGCCCAGGTGTCATCTGCCCACCCATAATAAATCCATGGATTTGCATCAAAATCTACACGTTGAGGGCGCATGGTATAGTTGGAGAAATAATCTCCACGACCATCTGGATTGTGTTCGGTGAAAGGAAGTGCCATGATTTACCTCTGATAAAGATAACCACCTGCCCAATCTGCACGTTGATACATCTCAGTGCGTGATTGGTCATTCAACAGATTGTAGCGAATACCCTTCGCAGGTGCTTTCCAGGATGCAGATTTGAACACATCACCAGTATTCAGATCCACAAAAGCATGAGCACTGCGTTGTCCACCAGAACTCACATGTACAATGCGAGCATACTTCTTGCCCTTTTCATAGGTGAAATCATCTACACCTTCACCCATGGCAAGTTCATCAATGCGAGTTTTATGATATTCAACGTTTTCATCACGTTGAATATACTCACGATGACGAGCAATGCTGTAGGATTGATAATTTGTGCGAAGAACTCGACACATTTCATCAATGCGATCAAGCACTTTTTCAGTGGTGAGAGTAGTCATCAGTTGTTCTCCTCGAAAAGAGTACGAATCTTAGCGATGGCAGTTACATAATCCTCTGCATAAGATTCATCATCATCAAATTGACGATTGGATTCAAGAAGATCATAGATCAAATCCCATTCGGAATCAGTGAAGAACTCTTTGATGGAATCAGTCATGAGTGATGTCTCGTGAACAATGTCAAATTAAACGATCTGAGGCACCCTGTCAAGGGGTTTGTGCCACTGGTTGAACTGGCACATAGTTCTGCATCCACCAGACGGCATCAATCATACTGGACACCTCTGTGTACTTTTTAGGGTTGTTCTGATCCTCAAAGTAGATGACATATTGAGGCAGTTTAGACCTCCAGTGTGACCCCATAACCATCTTCATGTGATGTACCTGTGAACTGAACGTATCATACATGTGTCATGCCTGTGTGAAAGGTCTTGTGTTCCAGTTGATCAGGTGTCACAAGAAATAACTAGATTTCATAAAAAAGCACCCAAAGTTGGGTGCTTATCAGAGGAAACTAGGTTTTATGCTTTATCCATCATCAGGCAATTTGACGGTCTCTGCATCACGTATCCATCATTGAATACTAGAACATTTTAGCATAGAATTATTGATCTGTCAACTCTATAGTTTGCCACCGACAGTACCATCATACGTCACAGAATAACTAGAATCCCATCCATCTTGTAACCCTTTGAGATAGAATCTTGTACCAGAGATACACTGATCCTCTGTCATTGCAGTGATCAAAGGTTTACCATCTTTATCAAAAGAGTGCCAAAGACCATACTTAGTTACTTCACAATAAAATGCTTCATCAATCAAATCTTTCATTCAAAATCACCTTCACGAGTATAATTTGCCTTAACTAGGGGCACTGTTGGTTGTGCTTCATGGATCTCAATAAGTATCTCTGTTTCATCATTCCAATGACGAATCACACCTGCTACAATGAAACAGTTAGTGATAAGATACGTTGCAAAGATGATAGATCTAATGATTGCCACCTGATCTGCTACACAATCTTTCTTATGTGCTTTCTCGCCCAGTGCCTTTGCCCATAGACGCCATATTGGTTTCATGATTCTCATTTGCTAGTTGTCTTTCTAGTTCTACCTTTATTGATATTAGATGTTGATTTAGAAACACCTCGTACTCGTTGTTTTGAAACAGGTTGCTTAGGTTTTCTATTTGTTGTAGTGCTAGTATTAGTTTTGTTCTTGAGGTAAGCATTTTTCTTTGTTTTTGTAACCTTTGGTTTGGTAATCTTATATCTCTTTACATACTTGTCCAGGTGTTCTTGACATTGAAAATAACAAATAACATCTGGTAGAGTTAGTGTAAGAGGAAAGACAACATGAAATGAAGAATCCTGGGTCATTTCTTATTCAAAATTGCTTTTTGGAAGTATTCTACATTATCACCAATCAATCCAGTTCCAGTGTTACATCGTTTACACAAATATCCACGAAACTGTTTTGTGTCATGATCATGGTCACATTGCCAGGGTCCATTTGTACCATCAACACCTTCTGGGATGTCCTCAACCTTTTCATAGCATATCTTACCACACTGGGGGCATGGAGTCAAATACTCTGGTGCTGGATTGTCTTTCTTCAGTTTAGTTACAATCGAGGACTCTTTCTTGGAACAGTCCTTACAATTCGTATTCACACGAAGACGCATCCCATTCTTCTTGAAACGAGTACGATAATGTTGAAAGTATGATGCTGGCAACTTTCTCTTACAAACAGAACAGGTGCAATGAACCTGTTCAATGAAATGAGTATCAGAACATTGATTACAAATAGAAATTAAGGGAAATCCACGATTGGACAGCACAAAATTGCTAGATTCCTTTTGTTGATTACAGCATGGACATGTGAAAGTCATTCTCCCAACCTCAATTTACGTTCTGGTGATGGTACATGTATTTCAAATGGATCATCATAAGGAAAGATATACTCACGATACCAACCAATACTTAAACTCTCCCAGAACTCATCATAACCCCATTCATCACCGTCATCATAACAGTCAAGAATATACAGGACATTACGAAATCCATCAAGAAAGTATTCCCATTTAGTTGGTTCTTCAAATCTCATGATGTTTCGTTTGAATAATATACTTTAAGATTATCACCACCGATATTCATGTGATAGATTTTACCATCATTGGTGTAGATACCAATCCATACATGCCTACCCTCTTCCATAGTTTCATAATGAAACATACGAATATCTTCCAGCACAATCTCGTCTGGGTTTTTGGTGAATCTACTCATGGTTTCAGTTTCTCCGCATACTCTTGAATAATATCAGCAAGTTCCATAATTTCATGTTTCATTTCGGGTGTTGATGTCTTTGCGACCTCATCATAAAACAATGT